CATCTCTTTCATCGTCTGCAAAGTCAATTTAATCATTTCAATGCGCCCAGGTTGGGGGCGGTTGTCTAGTTTGTTCGCCATTTCTGCGCTTAGATTTGTGCGTTTATACTCTCGCGCTTCAGCCGGCTGATGATGTTCACTAATAAAACTTTTTCCCTTGTCCACTCGTTCTCTATGGTCAGCTTGCCGCTTGTTCCACTTCTCTTGCGCCACTTTCATGTCGGAGTGGCCCATCTCAACGCACTCAGTCTTAATTAAATGCTCTCGCCAATTGGCCCTGCTTGTGATTACCGCATTGTCAACGTTTTTGAACGGCTCCAAATCAGGTTGAACATAATGGTGTTCTTCAATCGGGTTTTGACCAATTTCTACCATCTTGTTCTCTTTGGTGTCCCAAATGTATCTATGAATCACGCGATAACCTTATTCTGGCTTTCAAGCATCATTTTCATGTTGGTTCTATCAGTTTCCTGCGCCGTGCGATCCATTAGAGCCTTAGCAGCAATCTCAGCCACCATTATCTTTGTTCTTGCCTCCAGATCGGCTTTCCAGCGTTCGAGCTGCTCTTCCTGACCAGCCATGGCCATTTGCAGCTTTGCCTGGTTGTCCGCAACGATTTGTTGTTGCTGGAGCCGCATCTTCTCAATCTCCATGTCCGACTGGATCTTTTGCTGCTCAATCTGGCCTTTAAGCTGGAGTTCCGCTTGTTTCGCCTGTGCTTCCATCTGAGCTATTTGCTGCTTGGGTTCTGGCTGCGGGTTTTGCTTGGCTTGCTCTGCCTTATCCGACAATGCCTGCATGGCACGTTCAATCGCCGATTCCAAGCCTCGGCCAGCCCTAAACCGGCGCACCAGGAATAACAGCATCTCGCTAACCATTGGCAGCGTCTCAGGTGCCTGCGCTACCATAGGCACGGCCTGCTGCAAGAAACTGGAAATGGCAACAATCGCCTCCTGTGCACCTTGCCGCTCTGACAACTCATCAATCTGCGCCAGACTGTCCGACTCCACCGATATATGGAAGTCGCGCATTGTACTGTTCTTCAACAATTGCAATGCCGCCATGACACTTTGCTGGTCTTGACCCTCCGGCGTGTTCATAATGCCGGACATCTCAACTATTAGCTGTTCCGGGTAGAACTGGCAGATAATCTGCGCCTTAATCCGAAACAGGTCACTTGCAAATCGCGCAACCTCTGATTGGCTGCTCTTTAGACGCAAACTGCCAAACTGAGCTTTGATTTGCTGCGCTCCCAGCGTCTCCTCGGCGCTGCTTGTGCCCCTCAAAATGTCACTAATGCCGCAAATCTCGTAGATCGTCTGCTTAACTGATTCACGAGCCTGATACAACTGATTAAGCGCAGTGAGGACCGTTGTCAGGTCCATCATGTCAATTGCGCCTTTTAAGCCGCCTTTTTCACTTAGCGCGGCCCAACTAACCACAGGGAACATCTTATTGTCAATGCCCTCTGTGAATAACCGCCCCAATTCCTTGTATTCAGCGTTGAATACACCAACAGCCTTTACGGCTTTGACCAACATTGAAATTCTGTTGGTAATGCTGTCTAATTCAAGCGCCTGATCCTCATATTCACAATAATCCGGCACGGGAATGAGGCTCCCATTGGTGGTGGTTGACAACAGAGGCTTCGGGCAGGGAAAGAATTCTTCTAATTTGAGAGGATCGTCGCGCTCATCAAGCGATTGCGGATAACCTTCGGCAATCCAACAAACTTTTCCTGTTCGCTTATTCCAAATTTCAGCAACTTTGGCCTTTTTGTCATATGCTGTTTTGGCTTCAATACTGTTTTTAGAATCGTTGTCTACATTCTGGCTATTTAAACTGACATTCTTAAATACATCCCCAAATCGCTCGATGCCTTCGTTCTTCGTCATGTACACCCAACGGCTTACCCACCATACTTCTTCCCAGGTACGCGCCGGACTGTGCATGAAATCCTGCCAATACACATAATCAATAGGAGAATGCGCTTCCGTAATACGCTCAACGGGTTCTTCTTCTACGTTGGTAATTGTCAATTCCTTTTGGGCTGCATCCGTTTTATATATGGAATCCTCCGGGCTAGCTTCCTGCGATTCAATTGTTGGGTCAAATCGAACCCATGCAGTGCCGCGCCCAGGCAAAAGCCTGTCTTCCACTACACTGCGAAGAGCGGAGTCGAAATCGTTAAACTGCTCGGTTTCATACTCTAGTACACGCTCCAGCATTGTGCAGCCCAACCGACCCACTGGGTCAGAATCCATATATCTGCGGCTTACTTCAGGCTTCGGCTTCCGACCATACAAACTCGGAAACAAAACCTGATAGTTGCTCCACAAAATATTAAACTTAGTGCGCGGCCACTCCACCGCGTCTCGCTCATCCCGGTATCGCCTTACAACCTTCTTGCCGCGAGTCTCCCATTTGTCAAATACCTTCTTCGCTTCCTCAAGCTCACGGTGCCAATAAGCACCAATATCCTCGCCATCGTAGGATTTATTTTTTTTCACTTCAGAAATGTCGTCGTAAGGCATGGATTACTTATTAAATGCGCTCCTGTTTCTTAGCTTGATCCTCAGTATACTCCCACAATTCGTCAAGAGTAATGTCCTGCAATGTTTTACCCCTAACCAACTTTACCTTTTCGCTTTCCTTGTGCTCCGATACCGCCATCATGCGAAACGCATCCGCAGGGTGACTCGTCCAGTCATGCCTGGGCGTTCTTCGGAATGCCTTTTTGTCCTCATCATAGTTCCGCTGATATTGCCGTAATGCTTCCACCCCTTCGGTGCACTTTGTGTCAAACCACACTCGCGGCAACATTCGCCTTACTGCCTGTATCCCATCCTGTATGCTTAAATCCGGCACTACCGCCAACGTATCCGCGCCCAAATAGTAAGCCATCTGCTCTACAACACTCTTACCACCACTCGCCAACGTCTTCGCCCGTGCATCATGCGGCAACCAGTGCCTCCCGTACTTGTACGGCTTGTCCTGCACAATCCCCATTAACTCAGGAATATCCGCGCCACTTACACCGTAATAGTCCAACACATGCACTTCATTCCCAATTAACTGATACCACCAAATCGCCGTGTCATCCCTGTACCCTAAATCCCAAGCCGTGAATACCGGAACACTTGGATCATACGGTACTTCCGTTATCCGCCCCTGATCCGTTACCCCCCGCATCTCCTCGCCATAATATGCACCCAATATCGCTGCATCAAAACTGCATTCGTACTCCTGCGAATACTGGTCCTCACTCAACTGACTCCGCGCTGCCTCTAACTCTTCATCAGGTAATAACTTGCTATTGCTTGCAGGCAAATTTAAGAAAAACCATCCCTCTGTCTCCTGCGCTACCCTCGCAATGTCGTAAAACTGGTTATGCCCTTTAGGAGTGCCCCCAAATACCGCCCACCCCTGCTTGTCAGATAAAGTCGGACGTATAACATTGCCCCAAACACTAGGCTTGAAATCTCCATACTCGTCCAAATACAACCCGTCAAAACCCAACCCACGCAAACTATCAGGATTATCCGCTCCAAATAACCTTATGTTGCTTCCATTCGTTAACACGCACGTCAATTCCGCTTCATTCGCACTCTTTAACACCTGAAACGCATAGTGCTTTAAATACTCCCAGGCCACCGCTTTGATCTGCGCCCGAAACGGGGCTATCAAAGCATAATGGCCCTTCTTTAGCAAACCCCTGCGTATAATGTCATTGATCGCCGCAACCGTCTTCCCAGCTCGACGGTGCGCCACCAGACACCCCCACCTCTCCGTCCTCTCATGGAACGGCGCAAACGCAGCACGAGGCGTGTAGGGAATGTTTACTTCCTGAATTGGCATTCTAAGTGGTCGGCGTTCCCCAACGAACTACCATCTCCACCGGCCCTTCGTTCGTTCCCGTATGCTCTACACGCGATACCCTCGGAACGTGATACTCAATCATGCTCTCAATACACTTGAATGCCGCCAATGGGCCATTCTCTTCCTCAATACGGTGAATTAGCTCCGCTAACTTCGGCGTGTTGCGCTCTACAAATAACGCAATTGCTTCCCTAGCGTGAATCGTGCCCTTGCGCGAACCCTTCCCTAAACTTGCTTTTTTTGAAGTGCCACTTCTTTGTCCATTAGACTTAGGGAAATATTTTAATTCTAATTCGGACGGTGGTTTTGACATGCCTAAATTTTACACCAAAAAATATATGGCAAATATCTTCCTAAAAAAAACCGCAAAATACGCGCCTGGAAAAAGGATGTTTGTTGACGTAGAAGTTTCTTCCCACGGAAAAGTTTAAAGACAAAAAGACTGATAAGGAATTGATTGCTGAATCTCGATTTCAAATGGCGCTGGCGCGCTAGCAGCCGGGCAGTCGGGCAGCCGAGCAGCCGGGCAGCTGGGCAGCTGGGCAGCTCGGGCAGCCGAGCAGCCGGGCAGCTGGGCAGCTCGGGCAGTCGGGCCGACGGGCAGCTGGGCAGCCGGGCAGCTCGGGCAGTCGGGCCGACGGGCAGCTGGGCAGCTCGGGCAGGCCGACGTCGAGCAGCTCAAAATATTTTC